AAAAGTTAATAATTTTAAGTTGTGCCAATACATCTACAGGAAATATTTTTATAAAATCTTCCAAGGACCAATCATTGATAGGTAACAGAGGATTTTCTAGACCGCCGTGAATATTTCGAGGACACATGGGGCAACTTGCTTGACATCGATTAGTGATTTCTAGATGGACACTTTTAATTTCGTTGAAATTAAACATTTGATTTTCCTATGATCATCCAGCGAGTGTATAATGGCAATTCTAATTCGCCGGACCATAACACATTGATATGGCTTTGTTGTTTGAATTCTTCTAGATTATTTGCTACGCGGACATGCTCAGGTATAATGTAATTATTACTCTGTAAAACAAATAAACTGTCATGAGGCATTCCTGATAACCATAAGTCATATTGGTCTTGCGTGATATGTTCACAACTGGTGTTGATAATGACATCTGCATCACTGCGAATACTACACATATCTGCGGTGACTGCACGAAACTTGCCAACCATCTCTTCTATCTTGTTCATATTAATAGCAATAGATTCACATTGGGGATCTATGTCAATGCTACGGATACTGATAACAGGCACGTCACTTTGAAATAGCATGCTGGCTAATACGCCAACCCATCCACCATGTATGTCTATGGTCACAAATTTATTCACATGCCGTCTTAAATTTCGTATCAGCCACTCTTTGCTATTAAGTTGACCTGACCAAAAGGCATCCATGGTCCTTATCGGATCCTGACTTTGACGGATAGCCTGCATCCAATGGTGTAAGTGTTCTGTGTCAATTTGCAAATTGTTCTCCTAGCTTGTCAAATTTACCGCATTGTTTAGAACATTCTTTAATTCCGCATGTAGTCCAACTGCTTTCTATTTGATCAAAATACCCGCTGTTAAAAATTTCATTTAATGTTTGTTGATGTAGATTAGGCCAACGACCAATAGTATCCAAGTATTGTATTCTAGAGTCTTGCGTGGGAGGCATTGGTTGTAGATCTAGCCAGCAACAAGGAGTTATCGTGCCTTCTGCCGAGACATACACCTGATTATCTTTCTTTGCTTTGCAATGAATAGATGGCAGTACATCTTTCTCGGCAGTTAAAACTTTGCTGATCATGACATTACTTTTGGATGTAGGATATAATATATATTGTGTTTTTCCTAGTTCATCTAGTACGTGAAGCTTTCCGTCTTTAAAACGACTTGTGTGTTTAACATAAAAATCGTTAAACCCCAATTCCTGACTTAACACTCGGCATTGATCTATTTGATGTTCGTTGTGCTGGAAAGCTAGCATATCCCAACGTGCATCGCCGCCTGCGTTGATAAATGCTGTTGCATTGTTGATAATTTTTTTCCAATCAGTATCTACTCTATATAGGTGGTGGGTATCCTCTAACCCGTCAATCCCAAATATAATTTTTACCTGTAACAATGCAAGCTCTTCAAACCACTCCGGAGTTCTAGCACTACCGTTGGTATGCATGACTAAAGTCATTTCTGCATTATTGGTTCGTAAATGTTTAAAAATTTCCAATGTGTCTTTGGCAATAATAGGATCCCCTAGATTTCCACACATGCTTAGATGGTTTAGTTGTTTTATAAAATTCACAGAAAACCAATCTTTAAATTGTTCTAAGGTAATTTCTGTTAAATCAATAAACGGATTCAGTAATCCGCCATTGATGCGTCTAGGACACATAGGACACCTAGCCTGACACTTAGACGTTATTTCAAGATGTATGGCTCGTATCTGATCTAATTTGTACATGTCAATATTATATTTTTGTTTTTAATTCATTGTGCATAATTTCTGCAATTTTTCTATTTGTATCGCGTCCTGGATGTCCTATATCTCTAGCATCGTCTGTTTTAATACACTGTTTGCAATCTAATAATTCTGAAGTAGCATAATCGTAAGCACATTCATATATCACTGTTCGGTCTTTCCACAACTGTTGAAAAATTTTCTGGGCCATCACTGCATTTGCAATGGTGTTATATTCTTTTTTTGACCACAAATCCATGTAGCTGTCTTTCTCCAAATTCCATGGTCCATAGTGATACAGTTCATATTTGTCATAATACACACATCTTGAATGATGCGGCCAAGACATTATTACCGCTCGGGGAGTAGGATAACCGGCTGATAAAATCACAGAATTATGTAAATTATAATTGATAGATGATCCGCCTTGTCCTAGATTTATAACCGGTATCTGCATGATATTTTCTAGCTGCTGACTCAGCGTATGAGCATCATCGACGCCTACACCATACACATAAGAACACCCTAATATGACTATCGATTCTGCCCAATCTATCTTGTTAAATTCCTTGGTTCTATATCCTTTAGAATTATTTGTGTATGTGACTGAATGATTCCTATAATACCAATCTTGCGGTTGTATTTTTAAATTTTTTTCGTATAGCTCTTTAGTGTCTGATCCGGACCAATGCTTTGAATGCGGAGAATTATCTAAAGGTAAAAAATTATTTTTCTTTAAATGCTTATCCATCCTGCAGGGAAAAAAATTATCTAACATAGATTAGATCTGTCCTTAGGTATTTTTGAATCAGCTGAACTCACACAGCTAGGAGTGATACATTTGGTTGGTTCGTTGAATAATGTAAATCCGCTCTCGAGAGTTCCTAGTATGCCATCGTGGCAACTGTAACTGCGTTTAACTTCGTTGCCTCTTATTATAACACTTTGATAGCCACTATTGCAACTCCAACCTTGGAATTTGTTAAATCCAAATGAGTTAAAACGTTCAGCCTGATCAAACAAATATTCAGTACCATCTTGATCATACAGAGCTATTTGATAAATTTCTTCTCCTTGTGCCTTCTGCGCGAATCCTGTCTGCATGGCCTTGATCATTTCCTCAGTGTAGCCACTAACAATATGACTTGCAGTGGGATCACTCTGTGGTTTCAACGTGACGTTTATACCTCGTTGATGAAACCTCTCACAGCGATCATACAGTTCCCAAAACTGCTCAGGAATCATAACTTGATTCACTGTAACATGTACTAGTTCATACATCAACTGAAGACACTTGTCTCCGAACTCTTGCTCCTTGGCAAACTCGGCATGGAATGATGCGGTAATACTACGACGTTGCAGCATTTCAGTATTTCGACACCATGTGTTCCACCATTTTGATCCCGGTGAAAGGTTAGTGGTCATGTGTATGCTTTGGTATGGAGACTCTGTGTCCTGTTGTAGGTGCTTGACCAAATCATTCAACTGTTTGTAGGCCGTGGGTTCTCCTCCTGAAAAACTCCAATGGAACCGATCGAATCCATTCTGTTTGGCCTGGCGTTTGATTTCGTCGATGGTCGAGGTATAGATTTCTAGGCTCTGATGATCGATTCTATCTGATCTAGCATAGGGCCAACAGTAGGAACAGTTGTAGTTACAGAATCTGCCCAGTATCCAACTCACAGAAAAAAGTGGTTGGTCTAGCATGGTCCTCTGTCCAAAGCGCACAATCTTGTCTAACGGAATCTTTTGAAAGTCTACGATCATAATATGCTAGTATTTAACACAGATATCTCTTGCATTTAAAAAAATAAGGTTATATACTATACATGTGGTCGTGAGCAAATTGGCAAAGCTCCCGCTGGACCCATAGTCCAGAATGGGGACGGGGCGCTGACGTAGTTCGCAGCCTTTGTAGGTTCGAAACCTACCGACCACACCATTGACTGGAATAAGTATATTCACATAACGATAAGGAAACAGATATGTCAAACACAGTAGAACAACTCAAATCAGCACTAGATGCATTTCTCTCAGAGGATGCTAAGTTCGCAGCTGGCAACAATGCTGCAGGAACCCGTGCTCGTAAAGCTCTGCAAGAAGTAGGCAAGTTGGTCAAGGCTCGCAGAAACGAAATCACTGAAGAAAAAAATGCCCGCAAAGAAGCAAAGTCAGCATAATCAGGACACCGTCTTCGTTGGCAGTGGTGCCACCGTCGGTGGCACCCTTGGTGGGTATGGTGCTGTGCCAAATTGGTCTTCCTATAATATAGATACCAGCATGGGCACAGATACCATCACCCTCGATTCCAGTATGTTCACCACAGGCAGTATTACCTCCCCCTACACCTATACAACAAGTGGCACCAGTGGCTACACCTTGTCCAGTAATCCCTCCACGGTGCATATTGATGCAGACGGATTGACCATGAAAGAAGGTGCTGACATTGTTGTAGGTGGTAAGAGTCTAACCCAAGCCATAGAAAAGATTGAACAACGACTAGCCATACTGAAACCTAATACAGAATTAGAATCTCGTTGGGAACAGTTAAAAGAACTGCGTAACCAATATATAGAACTAGAACGTGATCTTTTAGAAAAAGAAAAGATCATGAAAATATTGAAAGAATCATAAATGAATGTTAAACTTTTATCCTATTCTCAACCCACAGGCGAATTTAGACTCATGGGCATTGAGGATGCGCAGGAACTCATTGCGTATTGCGCCCGTGTCAGCAATCCCTCAAACCAGCTTAACACTGAAACATCAGACAAGCTCATACGATACTTGGTCCGACACCAACACTGGTCGCCACTGGAAATGGTCTCAGCCTGCTGTGAAATCACCACCACCAGAGATATTGCCCGACAGATCCTCAGACACAGATCATTTTCATTCCAGGAATTCAGTCAACGCTATGCTGACCCAACTAAAGATCTGGCGTTCGTTAAAAGAGAAGCCAGACTTCAAGACCCCAAGAACAGACAGAACAGTATCTCAACGGATGATCCACGCCTACAGAGAGATTGGGAACATCAACAGCAACAGGTCATCGACTATGCAAGAAGCGCCTACGACTGGGCTATCGCTAGAGGCATAGCCAAGGAACAGGCTCGTGCTGTGTTGCCCGAAGGCCTAACTGAAAGCAGACTCTACATGAATGGCACTCTGAGATCCTGGATACATTTTATTGAACTGCGATCAGCCAATGGCACACAATTGGAACATCAACTGGTTGCTCGAGCCTGTGCAGAAGTCATCGCCACAGTGTTTCCCATGGCAGAAAATTTATTAGGCAAGGAGCCGCAATGAAAACAGACCTACTCAAAGCCGCATTACTGAAAAAGAAACAGAATCAAAAACAAAACAACGACAAAAACGCCACAGATGCCAATCACGGCATACATGGTAGCCAGGTCAATGTAAACAAACCCGTCAAGAAGTCTGCAGGTCGTGGAAGATAATCTCAAAAAATTCTGTGAAAACTACGATGTTCGAGTGGTCAATGACACTGGACGAGCTGCTCGATATCATCCTCCTAGGTTCTTCACAGATCCCGAACGTGCAGACATCGTCCGAAACGATATCGTAGAATATCAAACTGAAAAACTCTATACACTACAGATTCCAGAGAGCAGATTAAGGACTTTGGTAGAAATGGAAAAACGCTTCTTCAACAATAATCCGCACAGCCAGGGCTACACCGACATGTTCGAAATGCTGATGAGCAAAGAACGTGAGGAATCACAGTTTCGAAACACCCATGAATCTGTGCAAAAAGCCTATGAACAGTACAGCATGATGCTGTATTTGGCGGGTATCACAGAAAAATCTGAGTCATTTTCCAATTGTTATTGACAGGTTATCTAAAAGATCGTATAATTAAAGTGTTCGACTACTAAGTCATTAAGGAAAAACTCAAAATGAGAGACTATTGGACCTGTGGCAAATTCGCAGATTGGCTTCGTGGTACCCCTAAAATAAAATGCGGTACCAGCGAAGAATGGGATGCTTGGTACAAACAAGCAGCCGAGAACCATCCTATCCGATATTGGATCGCTGAAGAAGGGTTGGACAAACTACAGAGTGCTTGGTGTTATATTCCAGAAAGGTTAAACGATGCTAGATATTATATCAACAACCGATTTGTTTCTCGTACTAATAGTCTTACCGCTCATCCCAGGGATATTAAGCCTGGCCAGTGGCAGGACGTGGGGAACCGCTTTTTGCCTTGCCTATTCAATGAGCTGGTTAATTTTGTTGAAATAGAACAGGCATGGCATCACTGCATGTGGAGCGATGAAGCTAAAACTAAATTCAAAACACCATGGTGGCGCAAGGGTTGGCTGCGCTGGAGAACTTGGCGTTGCCCAGAAGCCGGTATGGAATACCTGCGTTGGGCTTCTACACTGACCAATGAAGAGTTCCTAGATGAAGACGAGAAACATCTAGCAGAACCAACGTATCAAGCCAAGGCCGCTAAGGAAATCATCGAGCTTTACACTTGGTGGACCGTGACTTACCGCAATCGTCCTGATCCAATGGATGCAAGTGGCTGGAGCGATTACTGCGAGCAGATGAGAGTCAAATACCCAGGCAGTTTCTTCAGCAGCCTCAACAGCAAGGATGAAGCAGATCGTGAAGCCAGCACCCAAGCACATAACAGACTCAGTGAAATCGAAAAGGCCTATGCTGATGAAGACGAAGCCATGATGATTCGGTTGATAAAAATCCGTGAAAGTCTATGGACCTAGACTCTCCTTCAAAATTTAGACTTTGGGTCCAACGACTTTGGATGGAGAATCGCGAGGAGAGATTGACCTACGATCTAGAACCTGCTACAATAAAACAGTACTGGAACACTTATAAATGGTGGATCAAACGAGAATATAAACACAGGGAAAAAATAAATGAGCAACGATAAAATGCAACAGATCTATGACAATTATATTGAGTTCACTGATCACATGGTGGGTGTGCATGGTGCCTTGGAAGTGGCCGCGGTGATGATGACCCAGGCTCTGAGCATATATCGATCTGCTATGGATCCTGAAGATTACGATAGGATGGTTGATGCTATTTCAGCCAGTCGCTCACAGGTCAAAACATTTGATAGGTTGCCCGTACAATGAAAGCACAAATTCCAGCAGAGGGTATTTTAAAGACCAACGATTGGGGAGACAGCAGAGTCTACAAGGTCGTTTGTAATTGCGGAGATGATGATCACAGCCATAATGTCTGGGTTGAGTCTGGCGATCATGAAGTGACCGTCACTGTCTACACCACAGTGAAAACCAATTTTTGGTCAAAGACACGTTGGCAACATATATGGACTCTGTTGTCAAAGGGGTATGTGGACTGCGAAACCACTGTATGTATGTCTGAACAACAGGCTATTAACTATGCCGAAACACTAAAATCTGCTGTAGAAGATGTCAAAAATTTCAAAAAGTCCTGATCGTCATACCTTCCAAAAAGAGGGATATGTCAAACGACAAGAAGAAAAGGGCGAACCTATCAATGAAAATTATCTTGATTGGTTTGAACAAGTCTTAGAAGAACATAATAATAAGTTTAACGATCCCCAAAGCAGAATCAACAACATGGAGTACGATCTCCTAACCACTGATTGGATTTTGGAGAAAGTTCGTGCTCACGATGCATATGCTCAAAACTTGTATGCGGCAATGTGTAATAATGGATTCATTAGGCTAGAAGTCATTCCTGTACTTAAAGGTGAGGAATGGGGTTGCTCTTGGAGATATGCTGGCGGCATTGTAGCTGATATGCGACAACAAGGTGATTACATCGATTGGTATTGTTCGGGTATCCGAAATGATTATCAAGACGAAGAAGCTGGAAATTTATATGATCAGCGTAAATATGTTTCTGAAGGTTGCATCACCGACGAGATCCGGAGTGATCTCCAACGTCTTGGCTGGGCCGTAGCGCCTGGTGGAGATTGGGAAAACTTTGAAAAAGGAGATTAATAATTTATTATGACCTGGGAACTTTATGAGGTCTGGTCTGAAGACGATGTTGGGCATCAGGAGTTGGTAGATACTACCAAGAGTTTGAAAGAAGCCAAAGAATTAGCCAAAAATACTTTGGAACTAGAAGGCATAGAAGCTGTGACCATATTTCAAGAATTGGACAACGGCGACACCGTGGAAATTGAACGGTTGACATTATATTGAATTGGTGCTATAATAACTATATTAATTACTGCACAGGAGCATCAATTGGCAACAAAAACTCGTGTAACTAAAAAACATGTGGCTGAGCATCGCGCTAAAGTCAGTCGTGATCTAAGCCCGAAATGGGACGGCTACGAATCGATGACCGCTGACGAATTCAGTCGACACTTCCGCCATTCTATGAGCTACTACAGATTAGAACACAGTGGCAAAGATCTCAAACCCAAGGTCATAAACTGGATGAGTGTTAATGGATATGCCAAAGACACTATCAAACAATTCAAAGATACCAAAGACAATCGTTGTTCCCCTACAGTTGGAGCCATCGCTGCCAACCTATTGCGTGGCATGCCTCCGGTAAGAGCGGACTTCAACGAAGGTCGTAACACCGCAGAATGGCTCAGCAAGGCCATTGCCGGAATCATCGAAGAAGGCAAGAACGACGAGCAGGAACAAGAGCCGGACGCAGAATCAAGACCTCTAGTGATCCAACCCAGCATACAGGAACGCACTCAAGAAGCTGCTTTTAAAATGAGTGAAGAAATCGAAGATGCTATAGAACAGTTTTCAGCAGATCCAGAAGCATTTGATCCCAAGGCATTCAAACTGCTGAATCTCCTAAGAGGTCGGCAGGTCAAGGCTGCACATGCCAGGATCATCAAGAACTGGTATCAGCGACAGTATAACGAATATCTGGAACTGCAGGAAGGCAAATGCGAACAGCTCAAAGAAGGCTATAGTCATTTGACCAAAGCACAGGTCAAAAAAATCGTCATGTTCTACAGCGAGATTCTCTCTGCCTGCGACATGCTGGCACAAGAAGCCAAGATCAACAAGAAGCCCAGAGCAAAGAAACCCACTGATAAGTCTAAGTTAGTGGCCAAAATGAAGCATCTCAAGCAGGATGACAAGCTGAAATTAGTCAGCGTGAATCCACAGGACATCATCGGTTCCAAAGAGCTGTGGGTGTTTAATACAAAAACCCGTAAATTAGGCAAGTATGTGGCAGCTGAATACCAAGAGCTCAGTGTAAAAGGCACCAGTATTACAGGATTTGATGCTGTGAAATCCGTGCAAAAGACACTGCGTAAGCCCGAAGAACAGCTCAAAGAGTTCAAGGCCGCCAGCAAGGTCCAGCTACGCAAGTTCCTAGACGATATCAAGGCTGTAGATATCAAGCTGAATGGTAGGATCAACGAAGATACCATACTGATTCGAGTGCAATAACAAAGTAAATCTTCAGTAAAAGCAGGCTTCGGCCTGTTTTTTTGTTGAATGATAAATACAATGATATATGCAATCTTGTATTATTTCGATTGTGAAAAAATGGAAACACATAAATGCCTAATCAACAATCTATAGATAACCTATTAACTTCGTTTAGAGAAGTTTTAGAATCTGGCAAAGATATCAATGTAGCTGAAGTGCCATTTATCATTATAAAAGGTGATATTGATGGCAAGGGTATTCTTTGGTCAGGACAAGGACATAATAAACAATTTTTGTTTGCTTCTAAACCAGATAGATTTTTCGTATCTGAAAACATTGATTTAGCCAAAGGCAAAACTATATCAGTCAATAATATAAAACTACTAGATGAAAAAGAACTAGGTGCTACTGTTACTAAAAGCAATTTACGTGAAGTTGGTCATCTTAAAGGATTGATAGTAGATGGCAGTATGAGAATTGATCAGTACATAGTTTATGACAACAACACTAACAGGTTGGGTATAGGAATTGAAAATCCCAATGCTGCTCTCAGTATCGCTGAAGATGGAGTGGAAATAATCCTAGGCACAACGAATGGAGTGAAAGGATTTGTTGGTACATTTGCCAGTCATAACTTAGATATTGTAACTGATAATACTCCAAGGATTTCTATCGAAGCTGGTGGTAATATTACACTAGGCAGCACTGTTAATAAAGTAACAATATTAGGAACATTAGGAATTAATGTTAACAATCCCGATTTACGAGCTGCATTACATGTAAATGGATCAATTAAATTTAATAACAAAATACATCTCAGCGATAATAATTTTCCAACTTCTGGTCATTACACTGTTGGCGATATCGTCTGGAACAATCAACCAGCCGCTGGCAGATTCATAGGTTGGGTATGTGTGGTAGAAGGAAGTCCTGGTCTTTGGAACGGATTCGGAAGAATTGAATAATGTCTCGGGCTGTGGTACTTGGCAACGGCGAGAGCCGTAGAGCCGTTGACCTAAGCTCATTGATCGCAGACACACTGATTGGCTGCAACGCCATTCACAGAGATATCACTGTTGATCATTTGATCTGTTGTGATAGGCGAATGGCTGATGAAGCTGTGGAAAATCCTCAGACCAAAAACACGTTGATCTATGTGAGACCTTCATGGTTTCATTACTTCAGAAAGATACGCAAACACAAAAATATCAAAACTGTGCCGGCGCTGCCGTACCAAGGCGAACACAAAAAAGACGATCCCGATCATTGGGGCAGTGGTGGCTACGCTGTGTTGTTGGCAGCTCAGTTAGCATATTCTGAAATAGAACTTATTGGTTTTGATTTATATCCCATCAACTCTGCTGTGAATAATATCTACAAGGGCACAAAAAATTATGCACAGTCTGGATCGCAGGCCATAGATTATGCATATTGGGTCTATCAGATCAATCGGGTGTTCATGCATCATCCCGATCAAAAATTCATTATAAGGAATCACAGGGATTGGCAGATGCCTCGAGAATGGCAGAAAAATAATGTAGAATTTGTTGCTTTATAAATACGTTGGTAGTATAATAAATCATACACACAGGCACAGCGGACTTTTACGTCATTCATCCCGCTTTATAAACTCTGCATGTCGTCAAACTTACTCGCTTTATGCATAGGAGGCAAGAGATGGCGAAATATCTTTCAACGAAAACCTACGGCAACGACAGAGGTCTGTCCTGCTGCTTTAGACAATGGCGTGCCACACACAGCCATTGCTCATTACTACACGGATACTCAATTGGAATAAGATTGATTTTTGAATGTGATACTCTGGACGAAAAGAATTGGGGCATGGACTTTGGTGGCCTCAAAGACTTTAAAGCCTGGGCCGATCACATGTTTGATCACACCACTGTGATCGCTGAAGATGATCCTTTACTAGATCGTTTCAAAGAGATGAGTGGATGGAGTTCAGATCCACAACACGATGGTAACGCAGAACGTGTACAGGTAGAACCATATCGCAGATCTGGTGTTTGTGATCTACGTGTTGTTCCGGGAGTAGGCTGCGAAATGTTTGCTAAATT